TTCGTCAAGACCTTTTTCCCAACTCTGACCAAGAACATCATACCCACCTTTTTTATGGGTAGCCCAGCCAAGCCAATCTAAAGGGTGACGGAAAGCACCACTAATGTTTTCGTTTGTCAAAGCAAGACGCATTTGCGCTTCTTGAAGGTTGCGGATAACGTAACCGCCTGTAAACAAAATTAATGGTCGCCAAATCTTGTCCTGGAAATTAGCTACTGCCGCTGCTGGTAAACGGAGTTCGCCTGCTCGCGCCAATCTTTCCACGTTGCGGTCAAAAAAGAAATATTCACCGCTACCTTTACGCCACAAAAAGTTTAAATTGTTAGTTAAAGCAGCGACCTCTTTAGCGTCGGGCATCGTGATGATTACGTTCGCTAGTTCAGACTGAAGCATCGGCCCACCGAAAGCGCCGTCGGTTACTTTTTCTCCACCCACAACTGCACCGTTGTAGAACCCCATATCGTCCGGTGTGCCGTCAACGCCTTTAGCCCATTCAGAGTTCCTAGGGAACTTTTCATAAAAAGATTGAAAAACAGCTTTAATAACATTGTCGTTAACACCATTTTGGGCGAGTGAAGCAGGGACTACTTGTTCCCATAGTTCTTTAAATTCACGACGGGCTGTAGGGGTAGCAGAATCTCCTACTAAAGCGTTAACTGCCCTGTCTAACAGTTCTCGACGACCAGGCAAAGTTGTTACAACTTGGTCGCCGTTATCTAAAGTTTTTATTACATCATAAGATTCTTCGGGCATCAAAACATTTTTAGACCAGTTATCTATATCGTTGATTACACGCCGAACATCAGATGGTGATTCTGAAGAAATGTCACCAATAGCACCTGCACGGCCAGCAAGCCCACGTGCAATTTTTTTACCACCAGGAAGGTTGTCTGCTAACCGAAGCAACTCTGTGCGTCGAGCATTAGACAACATAATTGTTTTAGTGCCTTTAACGCCGACAGTAGAAGTTAAACCTTTACCTGGCAAACCTAAAATGTCAGCCAAAACTGCTTGCATTTCTATTTCTGTTTTAGCGTCACGCAACGCCTTCACAGTATCTATGTAAACGTTTTTGCCAACAATATTACGTACATCATCGGCGGTGTTTGCTTCAAGCAACCTTTGGACAAGTCGTCTACCGCCGCGTGTTCCAAGAAACTTGTTGGCTTCAGCAGGGTCCACTATTCCACCTGAGATACCTGCTAAACGGTATGCGTCACGTAACTCGTCACCAGTCAAATCAGATATTTTGATTTTTACGCCACGACCCTGCAAGGTGTCTGCTACAGCACCAAGTTTAGTGACAACTGCGCCAGCATCAGAAGCTTCGGCTAGTTCGCTTATTTTAAAACCGGCAGCTTTTAAACCTGGCAGTACAGGTACTTTTAATGCTACGTAAGCATCTATTGCGCCAGAAAGAAAATTGTATGCTTTGCTGTCCTCTTTTAAAGCAACACCAGCCAAGCCGCGACCAATAGTGTGAGCATGTCCGCCATCTGTTACGCCTCGAAAAGCCCTGGCACGTTTCGCTTGTTCACCAGTAATTTCTGAACCAACAAAATATCCTGTACCTTGTTTATCCCAATTATCTATAAGGGTGGCGAGTGTTGTTGAACCCAAAAATGAACCTTCACCACCACCACCCAAACTAATATTGGGGGCAGAAGCAGCTTTTAATTTTGCTGGTTCAACACTATAAGAACCTTCTTGAGATATATCTCCCGCTAGGTTAAAAGTTTTTTCAACAAACGTTCTTGGCAATGAAGCAAGGTTTTGTACTATTTCGTTAGTCGAATTAGCCGCAGCAAAACCTACACGGGTAACTTGTTTAAAAGCATCGCTTAACCAGTTCCCGTCGCTTTTCCCGTTCATTTTTTCAGGGTTCTCGTTAGCAGCTAAAGCAGTTTCTTTAGCAATCTGCTGGATAACAGCATCAGGCGTATTGTTTTTTGCTAAACCCAACACAATCCCACCAGGCAACATTGGATACTGGCGGTGCAACTGCCCAATACGGTCAGCAGTAGATTTTTGTGCAGTCAACAAAATCTTGTTTAAATTGTCTGCTTCCCTTTGGATGCCTTGAAGAATTAACTGTTCTTCTTCAACACTAATTTTTGGGGCCATGTTAAACCCTGTCTGTTAAAATTGATATTAGGTTTTTTAAATCGTCGTTAGGGAACAACTGGTTTAACACGATAAGTTCTTGTAAAACGGGGTTGCCCATCATTGCCGGAGCCATAATCCCTGCTTGAAAAGCGTTAGGTCCAGGACCGACATTTGCACCGGCAGTAACAGGCTCATCAGGGGCAGTAGTGTCGCGGTTGAAAGCACCCATAGAACCTGGTGCAACCGCATTGCGTTGCGGAGGGGCAGGAGCCATAGCAGGGGCAGCCATCGGTACAGCACGTTGCGCAGCTAACTGTTTACCAGCCTCACCATACGTCTGACCTTTAGCAGCACTAACAGCCATCTTTTTGGCAGGGTTCCGCAAATCTGTTCTGTTCGAATATTGTTTAGCCATTTAGTTCAACCTTGATGCAAGACTTAAAACGGAACTAGCAGTACCAGGAGGAGCAGCAGCACCCGCACCACCGCCAGCTTTCAACGCTTGCAACAAAGCCTGTGGGTTAGGTGGGCCTGAAGGTGCGGCAGGTTGTTCAGCGCCCATACCAGGCATCGCTAAACCAGGCATAGTTTCAGGAGAACCCTGCGGAGCCTGTGCAGCTTGTCGAGCCTGCGCGCGTTTCTGTGCAGCCTGAATAGCCTCAGCCAAACTCATCTTGTTTGACTGCACTTGCATAGCAATATACGCCAAATCGTCAGGTTGGTAAGGGCCGTTAGGGTCAGCAGCTTGCGACTGGATAGATTGCAACAACGCAGCCTCGATACCTTCCGCAACAATACGGTCCTTCTCCAACTCAGGGTCAACAATCAGCGGGTCGGATTCACGGGCAGTTTCTTTAGACATCAAACCTGTACCCAAACGTTGACCTAAACCAACGATAAGACTGTTAACGTCGCTACCAGAAGCAGAATAGGCAACATAATGGAAATCTGTTTCCCACAACTTGTTCGGTGTGTAGTCAACTATCCCACCTTTGCGTCCAGGGATATAGAAAGATTTAGGGCTGTTCCCGTAATACGTTTTTTCTATCGCTATCGCAATCTTATCTTCCTCAACAAGACATGAAGCAAAAGTGTCTTGTGCTTCTTGCACACGGAAGTCAACTGTGGCAGACAACACGGATTCGCCACGGCGGCCTGTCCGAATATTTGTTCCCGACTCCCCACCAAACTCGGCAGGGATAGCACCCTCTAAACGTTCTTGACGTTCAATACGGTCTAATGCAACATCGGTTTTGTAGCCAGGGTTGGTTTGCAACTGCTGGATGTCGCCACCTTTAACGACACCTAACTGTCCTGTTTTGCCGTCGGCAACCTGCAAGATTTCAGGGTTCTCACCTGGGCGTGACACCAAATATTCGTCAGGAAAAATGCCTCGCTCAATAGCAATTTCGGTGAGTGCTTGCAAACGTGCGCGGGTGTAATACATGCCGAGCAGACCATCGAACTGTCCACGGGGTTTGTCTAACGTGACACGGGAAGGCATCACCACCAATGGCATACCTGTACGGTTCACCATACGAGTTAGTTCCACTACACGCGCACCACTATAACTCTGACCGGTTTGTGTATCACGGGCTTTCTCTGTACCAAGAACACAAGTAACTATCTCGTTGTCGCAAACATATTCGAGGATAGTAAACATGTCGTCCCAAGACGGGTTACCAACATTCAAGATACCGTCGATAGCGTAACCATAGTTTTGTGTTAACCAGCGGTACGTGCGGTTGTACGTGAAAATGCAGTTATCGGGTACAGGGTTGTCGGGGTCTGCGGATGGTGCAGCGAAAGTGTCTAACGGGTTGCGCAAATGCCATTCGGGTAGACGTTTATCAAAGTTTGGTTTAATGAAAACGGGGCTAGACGAATATGCGAGAAGATGCCTGGCACGTCGACGCATCTTTTGGTTCATGCGGTTCGCATCCCAAATAGCTGTCATCGCACGGTTGCGGTCACGAGAAAGTTTCATAGACCTGTCGTTGCCTTCACGCAACGCAGGAAAATACGGTGTCGGCATAGTGGAAGCTATGCGCATACTCATTTGGTCTAAACCTTGCACGAGAAGGTTTGCTACAGAAGATTTAGTGTTCTTATCTAGTTCGTTTAACGGCACAACAATGTCGCCGTTAGCCAACCTGCGTACGTCACGCATCTGTTGAAGAACGGGTCCTTGTGCGTCTAGACGCTCTTTGTATAGTTCAACTATCTGTTCTGGTGTAATCATTTATTTCTTTTTTGGT